GATATTAACGACAGCCAGATACTTTACAAACTCGGTTTAATGTCAGAAAGTATTGATACTCCATTTGAATTTCCTTATGCTTTGCTTTCTTTTCATCGCACAGAGAATGTAGATAATCCTGTCCGGGCAAAGAGTGTAGTGGATGCTGTTAATGAAATAGCGAAGGATATGCCGGTTGTTTATTCTTTTCATCCCCGGACAAAAGATCAGTTTAAAAAACATGGCATAGAGTTTTCTGATAAAGTAAAGTTAATTGAACCATGCGGGTTTTTCGACTTCGTGAAACTTGAGAAACACGCTAAAGTAGTTTTGACAGATTCGGGGACAGTCCCGGAAGAAACGTCTTTATTTGGCGTACCTACTATTGTACTTAGAAATACAACCGAGAGACAGGAGCTGATGGAAAACGGAACTTTAATTCTTGCAGGGACAAAGACAGAAGATATTCTAAGGGCTTATTCCCAAATCGGGAACCTAAAGCAGACATGGAACGAATTACCTGATTATGAGAAACTGAATGTTTCAGACACGGTTATCAGGTTACTTTTGGGTCAGGATGCAAAAAGAACAGTTAAGGGGCATGATGAATATTAATTTAAAAATAGAATTATGAAAGTGTTATTAGTTGTTACATGGGAATATATGGATAGACCAATTTCTATTAAGAGCAATATCTTTGATTGGCCATTTGCCGAATTGCCAAATAAAGGAGACGTGATTACAATAACAGAGTTTATAGACAAATATGCAAAATTCGATTATCCTGATGAGGAGGCGAGAGGTGCTTTTGAAGAAAATTCTTTTGAATTTGCATATAAAGAGTTTTGTTTTAGCGATAATGAAACATATTTAGAATTGTGTTTTATGGATTGTGAATGATATGTTCAAAGATAAGACAATATTAATTTCTGGGGGGTCTGGGAGCTGGGGCCGTGAACTTACAAAACAACTTCTTGCAAAAGAACCACGAGAGATAATTATCTTTTCACGAGGTGAAATTTCCCAGGTTGACATGGAACGTACCTTTAATAATCCTTTAATCCGGTACGTTATCGGAGACGTAAGGGACAAGGAAGCGATAGACAGGGTAATGGAAGGTACGGACTTTGTTTTTCAACTGGCAGCCCTTAAACACGTTCCTATTTGCGAAAATCAACCGAGAGAAGCGATAAAGACTAACATACTCGGAACTCTGAATCTTATTGACTCGGCCATAAAGCATAAGGTAAAGAAGTTCATTGATGTTTCAACTGATAAGGCAGCAGATCCATCAAACCTTTACGGGAACACGAAAGCGGTAGGGGAAAAGTTAACTATTCAAGCGAACTGCTTAACTAAAGATACTGATTTTATCTGTATCCGAGGGGGGAATGTTTTAGGTACTAACGGATCTTTGGTTCCTTATGTTATAGAGCAGATAAGAACAACAAACAGAGTTAAGGTAACAGATGAGCGGATGACCAGGTTTTTCTTAACTCTCCCCGAAGCTATTGAATTGCTTTTTAAGGCTACCGCAGTAGGAATAGGCGGAGAGACCTACATAATGAATATGCCGTCTTTTAAGATTATCGATCTTGTTAACTTATTAGTGAACTTTTACGGTAACTCAGAAACAAAGATAGACATAACAGGAATCAGGGAAGGAGAAAAGCTGCATGAGGTTTTAGTTACCGAACACGAAGGGGCGAGGGCGCAGATAATAAACGGTGACTTTATGGTTATCTATCCGCAAATTAATACAGGGAGAAAATATAAACACTTATTCGATTCACAAGAGTTTCTTAACAAACCATTAACATCACAGGATAACTTAAAAGATATTGACTTCTTAAAAAAACTACTTCAGCGAGGAGGCTGGTTAAAATGATTTGTCCTTACGATGATTCAGGATGTTCTATGATCGATACATCCGATATGACAAAACCGGATTGTAATGATTGTCCGCACAAAGACAAAATATCCGTATGTATTGCTTCAATCCCAGAGAGAGAGTCTTTACTACAAATGACCGTTGAAAGTCTCCGGGGACAATGTGATAATATTTACGTGGCTCTTAATGATTATGACCATATACCGGAATTCCTTAAAGGTTATCATACAATAATTCTAAGCAATGACAAAGGGGATGCTGCAAAACACTATTGGAGTGGATTTCTTAAAGGGTTTGTTTTGACCTGCGATGATGACCTGGTTTATCCTTCGGGTTATGTTAAGAGAATGGTTGCTGCGGTAAAAAAATACAAATGTGCCTGTACGCTTCACGGGAGAAACTACCCGGAGACTAACGGAGACACTGAGAGAATAACTAACTTCCAAAGGGACTTTATCGGCTATCCGTGTTTAGGAACCGTACTCCTTGATGTAAAGGTAGATATAGGTGGGGACGGTGTTATGTGCTATCATACCGACTTCTTAAAAGTTAAATATTCGGATTTCCTTCAAAAGAATATGAGCCAGCTCTATTTTTCTAAGCTCTGTAAAGAACAGGGAGTACCGATAATGTGTTTGTCTCACGTAGAAGGATATTTGAAATATCTCTATCCGGCAGACACTATATGGGATCAGTCAAACAGGGAGGGATTCGTTAAACAGACAGCACTGCTGAAAGAATTTTTAAAATGAGACTATTAAAAAAGAAGTTAACCGGATTTGTTGGGGATAATCCGAATTATAGGTGGGAAGGATACTATATGGTAAAATATAAGGGGATGTGGATTATTGGCAGGTGGATGAGATATGTTAGCAAAACATGGAGTTGGTTATTAGCTGACGGTACAACCATATCTTGTGATGATGAATTTGATGATATAGACGAAAGAAGATTAAAGAATTTTTAAAATAAATTTGCTTTTATGAAAATAATTTCTTATATTGCGAAAGTTTGGAAAAGACTCTTATTCTTTCTGGCACTCGTTTTGATAGGCGCAATCCTAACAATACCGGTGTTGATTTCTTTTTTAATATGGGTCTTCACGGCGAAAGGTCTTTACTGGATTAACAGGTTTCTTGAAATAGTATTAATGAACGAGAAGAAGTAGTTGGTTCTGTTTGAAAAGAACAAACTTTTACAAAGATGGCTCCAAAAAAGGGACATACTAATAATCCAAACGGAAGAACTAAGGGAGTGCCGAATAAAACAACTGCCGAGGCGAGGGCTTTGTTTATTACTGTTATGAATGGGGAAATAGAAAACATCCGTGAAGCGCTGGAGAAGATCAGACAGGAAAGTCCCGCAAAGTATGTAGATGCTTTGGCTAAGTTATTCCAGTACACAATTCCTAAACAGGTTGACATAAAGACTGACGGTGAAAAGATAACCGATGTAAAGGTGACTTACGTTGATAGAATAGATGAAGGAAATAATAGCCAGCCGGGTACTTAGGGATATAACTAACTCGGAGAAGAAGATTATAGTTCTTGAGGGCGGGGCAAGGTCGACAAAGACGTGGAGTCTATTTCAGTGGATTCTAATAAACTGTCTCAAGAACACCGGGGAACTTTACATGATAGGTCGTTTGAAGATGACATGGGTAAAGTTAACCCTATTGAGAGACTTCGCTCAGATAATTCAGAAATACAATATTCCGATCAGTCCGGCCGTAAACATAAATCGTGCAGAACAGGTTTATTCTTTCAACGGCAATGAGATAATGTTTGTTGGGATGGATGAGCCTCTTAAACTTCACGGGGTGTCTCCTGATTACGTTTGGATCAACGAAGCGATGGAAGCCTCTTATAAAGACTATCAACAGTTTGCTATCAGGGTAAAGAAAAGAATCTTCCTGGATTACAACCCGGCTGCTGAAACACATTGGATTTACGATAACATAATCTCTGATCCCGACTGTGACTTCTTTCATTCTACAATGCGGGACAATCCCTGGCTTGAACAGACAATCATAAACGAGCTTAATAAACTTGAGTTAACAGACCCGGTAGCTTATAAGATTTACAACCTCGGACTCAGGGCTGTTCAGAAAGGATTGATCTTTAAGAACTGGCAGATAGTTCCACGAGTACCGGAAGGAGCGAGGACGATAGCCTACTGGCTCGACTTTGGATATGTTAACGACCCTACCTCCTGCGGAAGACTCGCTTTATACGAAGGTGAAATATACTGGGATGAACTTATTTATGAAAGAGGATTAGTTAATGTCCCTATCAGGAATTCACGCACAGGGCAGATAGAACGCAACATATCAGATAGAATGATTCAGTCGGGGTTAAATAAGGGCGATGAGATAGTGGCTGACTCTGCTGAGATCAAATCTATACAGGAGCTTTACGCTACGGGGTGGAACATGAAACCGGCTCACAAACCGAAGATAACCTTTGGGCTGGATATTCTCTTGAGGTACAAACATAACTTAACGGAAAGAAGTATTAACACGATTAAGGAGTTTAAAAACTATAAGTGGGCAGTAGATAAAGATGGCGAACCGCTAAGACCAGAGAAGCCTATTGATGACTGGAACCATTCGATAGACGGGGGTAGATATGTGGCTGTTTTAAAACTTGCCCAAAGAGTTCAGGGTGTTCAACGAATAAACTAATTATGTTAAGGTTAGAAGTAAAACACGAATGTAAGTCCTATTGGAGAAACGATGGGCTTTATGACCTGCACAGGAATAAGAATCTGCGGGTTAAAATCTTTGGGTTAACAATCTGGCATACAAAGTCTGATTATGATTGTGACCTGATAAATGTTACTGCTAAAAACGAAGTGGGGTTTAAGAAATGAAGACACTGGGCGTTTCGATGATCGTTAAAAACGAATCTCAGGATATTGAGAAGTGTTTGAATTCTATAAAGGGAGTTGATGAGATTGTTATTGTTGACACCGGGTCTGAAGATAACACAGTTGAGATATGCAAAAGATATACCGATAAAGTATATACTGATTATAAATGGAATGATGACTTTGCAGAGGCTCGCAACGTATCTCTTTCAAAGTGTACTACCGACTATGTGTTAATTATTGATGCAGATGAGGTCCTGGATTGTTCTATCGAAGGGATAAGGCATATTCTTAACTCTTACATGACCAAAGAAGTCGAGGGTCATAAGGTAACTTTCTCCGGGATGTTATTCTCTGTTCAGACCGTTGCAGAGACCGTTGAATCGATCAGGATAATAAGACGGGATTCGTTAATTAAATGGGAAGGGGCTGTTCATAACATGGTAACGTATGACGGTAGTAATGAACGGATGAAAAACCTTTGCTATAAGTCTAAGTTTGAAATCAAATCAGGATATTCAGCAGCTCACTTTAAAGACCCGGATAGGAGTTTACGAATCTTAACCAAGCAGTTAGAGATAGATCCTACGAACACCCGGTATATGTATTATATCTCAAGGGAGTATATTTCAAGACGGATGAATCCCGATAACGTAAACCATGTAGATGAACTTTTAAATAAGATAATCTACTGGCTTGAGAAATACGATTCAATAGGGTTTAAGAAGGAATGGACCAATGAACTCGCTGATGCGCTTTACCTTTTGGCACTGGCTTACTTTGAAAAGTTAGTCCTGACCAAAGATACAGACTGGTACTTTAAAGGAGTTGTGTCGGCATTAAAAGCCTTTGCAGTACTTCCGAGTTATAAGGCCGTATCGAAGTTATTAGGGGACGCTATGATGTCACTACCAGGAGGACAGAACTATCCTGCTGCTGCTCAGTTCTGGAGGTTTGTTTCAGACAAAGCGTCTAATTCAGGTGTTGCACAAATACGAAAAGAGAAATGAAAAAACTGTTATTCCTTTTACTGATCTTCGTTGGTTGCGAGAAAGAACCATTACCGGAACCGATAGAACCAAAGACTTACTGTTGGGATTGTCTTAGCGAGACTTCGATAGGAGGTGTTTACTACTCTGCTATGTTGAAGATTTGCGGACTAAACGAAACACAGGCAGGTAAGTTTGAAGCACTGAATACATGGGAGACTTCAAGAGCCTTTCAGAGAATCACTTGCACAAAGGATGAAAAATAGTTTGTTTATTTGAATAAATTAATTATCTTTGGTGTATGGATGCTGGTATTTATAAAATACAATCAAAGTTATTTCCTGATAAATTCTACATAGGGAGTTCAAAAAATTTACAAAGCAGGAAGCGTTTTCATTTTAATATAGAGTTGATGCGTATAAATCGCACTCCCTTTAGATTTCATGTTATGAAATACGGGATAGATGATTTAGAGTTTATTATTTTAGAAAGATGTTCGTCTAATCATTTAATATCAAGAGAACAATATTATCTATCAGAACTTAATCCTCCATTTAATGTTCATAGATTTGCATCAAGTCAAGGAAATTGTACTGATGCGCTCATTTGTGCAAAAAAAGATATACGTGAAGAGTATGCTAATCATAGAGATTCAACGATTAAATATTTTAGAGAAATTGATTTAATATTAATAGAAAAAGATGTTCTTACGATGTGTAATCGTGATATAATTCCAGAGAATATTATCCCAATATAAAAATAATTTTAAAATTTATCGAAAATAATTTGCTTTTGTCAAAAATAATGTTATCTTTGTGACTTTAATAAAAGATATACGTATCTTAATATGCTTTTATCCCTATCGTTTAACTTAAATTCAATCTAATGGCAATTACAGTATGTCAGTGTCCTGTATCTACCTGTTTAACTTCTATTATTACAAGTGTCAATGCTTGTAAGGTAGAACCAGGTCAGATTCAAAAGTTAATCTTCTGGAGGCATGGTCAGTATCTTACTGCCGCTGCTTCCGCTATCTCATCTGCTGTCTGGACTATCAAGCTCGCAGCTACCAACGACACCAAAGCAGTCGTTTCGCCGTTTGTTTCACTTGTCATCCCACCTTCGGAAATACGTGAAGTAGGATCAGGCAACGAAGTGAAAGACGGTATCCCGATTCAGATAGGTACTCTTCCGGTAAAATGTGAAGGTCATATATGGCAGTCAGATCAGACGACCATATCTAACTTGAAGAAACTTTCCTGCGAAGACCTGGATGTTCTCTTTATCAATGAATCGAATCAGCTTGTTTACAATGCAAACAACTCCAGGGTTGAGGGATTTCCTATTACTTCATTCTTTGTATCCGATTTAAGCACCGGGTCTTTTACCGATGGGTCAAAGAATATGTTTAGCTTTTATCTTGCCGGTGGATGGTCTGACAAACTTACTCTTACCGCTGCCACTACATTCTTACTTGATTCGGTTAACTCGTGAGGTTAGTTTGTAAAGATATGATTTTTGAGGGCAGCGATGAACAATGTGCTGCCATGTTGCGTATTCAAACTAAAATGAGAGTTAACGACTGGAAAGAAGATGTTGACACTGGAACAGATACAAGAATTAATAGACCGCAGGCCGCACAAAAAAGAACTCGACAGGGCAGTCCTTCATCAAAATAGATTAAGGTTTCACACTGAGACCGAGATTAATTTTAATGAGCTTTCGCCGTACCGGGATATTTTTCTTGCGTGGATATGTACCGAGCAACCTGAGCTTTTACCAAAGGATAAAGTACAGCGGTTTAAACAGCTTATGACTTGTCCGCTTCCTACCGTACAACTTACGCAGTCTATTAACGTGGCCTTATCAAGGGTGTTCGAAGGGCAGGATCAGTTCTTCAGGTATGACTTTGAAGATGATGAGGAAATGGCAGACTGGGAAGACTTTAGAGATGATGAGTTCTGGAAGGAACAGGGTATGCAGGCAATGATAAACGGTATTGATGCCGTTTGGGTTGTCGATCTACCTGCTGAACAATCGGGTGAAAAGCCCGCCCCTCGGAATATGCTCATTGACATAGCGGATGTAATTGATCTTTCGTGTAAGCGAAGCGGAGAATGTTTTTATGTCATCTTTACGGTAGGGGAAAAGCTGTATGTCTATGATGACGAAAGCATTTGTGTATTCGATTACTGTAATTGCGAATCCTGTGAGGGAATTGGAATAACAACCAATAGGGACGGGCGTAATGTGCCATGTAAAGATTGTGAGGGTAAGGGACGGGTTTTGGGTGATTTGCTTTCTGAGTTCTTCCATGAATTAGGTTACTGTCCTGCAAGAATGTTCTGGAGTGATCTTTTAGGGGTTAAGAACTTTATCAATCATAAGGCTCCACTTACTAACGTACTCGGAGAACTTGACTGGTCTTTAGTTCATAAGGTCTTTAAGAAGTACATGGATATTGGGAATTCGTTTCCTATTTTGGTTAAGTATCAATCAGGGGGTGACTCTCTGGATTTAACCCGTGAAGACAACAAAGGTAGAACTGAAGGGCAAAGCAAAACAGCAGGAGGTGGATTAATAGGTCCTGGGTCAGTTGTCGAGGTCCCTATTCCGTTAGAGGGACAGCCGGACTTAATGTCTAATCCTTTGGCATGGATAGCTCCTGCGGTTGAGACGCTTCAATTTCATGTTACCGAAGATGAACGTCTTTCAGATTATATCTTTAAGACTTCGGTAGGGATTGACGGCGAGCAGAACAATGACCAGGCAAAGAATGAAAAACAGGTCTTAGCTTCGTTTGAAAGCCAGTCTATAATTTTAAGACGTATTGCTCAGAACTTTGAAAAGATACAGACATTTGCTGAAGAAGTTATAATATTTTTAAGATACGGTAAAGAGGTGACTGTATCTATTGACTACGGGTCTAAGTTCTTTCTAAAGACTTCGGAAGATTTAATGACCGAGAAAGAATCTATGATAGGAGACGATATAATGACCGATGCCGTTACTACTGAACTTATAGAAACGAAATTCAGAAACGACTCAGGGGGGAAAATAAGGGCTACGGTTATCGGTGACTTGGATCCTTTACCGGGGAAGAGCATCGAAGAGGCTATTAAGATAAAAGACTCAGGGGGTATTGATGATGTGACGTTTAAGATCAAAGTTAATTTGATGCCGTTTGTCAAGAGGTTTGAAAGAGAACAACTGCCTATCGCTCAGTTTATGAAAGACGGTGAATATCGGGAAAGAATTGATCTTATCAGGGATGAGTTTATAAAGTACGCTAACGAACAAAAGACAGAAAAACTTGAGAAACCAAAAGAGGAGGTTATCAAGGGAGAAGATATTGAAGATAAATCCGGCAAAGAGGAGCCGGTAGAATAGTAATTAATAAACAATTTAATGAAAGGTAATGTAAACAACAAAGTAGAGATCAAAGAGGAAGATCGTTATTTCTACAATGTTCTTATGGAAAAGAGAATTATCAACCCAAGTGATTCGTTGAATCCTATTGTAAGGAAGTATGTCAAAGTCTTCAGGGCTGTTGATTATAAAAAATACTTCCAGTGTTCTCAGGACGATCAGATTGGAATTCTGAAGTCTATGAATTACCAGGCTGCTGAATTAATCCATGACCCGACACTTGCACCAGAACCGATAAAGATTCCTGATGCTATTGTTTCGGCAGAAGAGAGATTCAGAACAGAAGAAAAAATCAGGAAGGCTACCGAGTCGCCTATTGTGAAAGTTCGTAGAACTAAAGCTGGTAAGAAATGAAGAAAGACGAAGTGCTAAAGTACGTAGAGACTAAAGGGGACGAGTCATTTGTAGTACGCACAGAAGCAGAAGAAAAAACGTTCCTTGAAAATTATGGTAATAAGATTGAAGACGAAAGGGTTAACCCTGCAAGAAAGAGAATTTATGATACAATAGATGAAGAGGTATCTAAATTTTCTGGAGACAAACGTAATCCGACTGAAAAAACATCTGAATTTTATTTAAGAGTTCTGAATGGGTTTAAAACTAAAGCTGAAAAGGTAGACATTTTTGAAAAAGAAATTGCAGACCTTAAAAAGCAGATTACAGACGGGACGGGAGACAAGAAGACACTTGCAGACCTTGAGGCAGTTCAGAGAGCTTACAAAGAACTCGAAGACGCCAAAACAAAAGAGGTGACAGACTTAAAGACTCAATTTGAGAAATACAAAGACGAGTCGGAAATTGTTTCTGCCACTGCCGGGTTGGTATTTAAAAAGAACATCCCTGAGGCTGCTATCAAGTCTTTAATGAAACAAGTAATCAGTGATTTGACTTCGATAGCTTCGAGGCAGGACGGTAAGTTAGTCTTCTTAAAAGACGGTGTTCCGCAAAGGAATCCGCACAACGCTTTGAATCCTTATACTGCTGATGAACTCTTAAAGGAAAGGCTTAAAGATGTTCTCGACACTGGAAGAAAAATCGAAGGAGGACCAGACCTTGAAGGACAGGTTCAGATCGAAAAGGACAAGACCGGGAAGATTATCAAGGCTTCGATTATGGTCCCTGATAGTGTAAAGACAAAAGTGGGACTTGGAGAATTTTTGGTTAGTCAGAAAATACTCAGAGGTACGCCGGAATACCTGGCGCTTTATTCTGAGTACGGTAAAGACCTACCATTAAAATAGCTTATTAAGAGGATGTAAGCACAATGCCTGAAAAGTGGATTAAGGCCAGAACTTAGTATTAATTTAAAACAATTTTAAAATGGCTTATGCTGCAACAGTCTTAGACGAATTCCGTCTAAGTTATGAAAAATCGAACCTGGATGCGCATGATAACCGCTTCTCAAACTACGGTGCTTATGCTACATTCCTAAAAGATACTCCGAATCTTATTCCGGGGTATGCTGAATTTGTCGCAGGGAGGGCTTCGGCTGCTCGCACGACTTCTATTCCTGTACTTACAAGACAGACTCTCTCCACTGCTGCTACCCGGTCATGTACTCCTACGTACAACCAGGGAACCTCAGCTTTCGTAACTCCTTCGTGGACAACCGTTGAAACCGGATTTAAAATGGTTCCTGCCGAACATCAGGGTAACTACATCAGCTATCAGGATGCATTTAACCACAACGCAGCCGCAGTAGAAAAGGCATTCCTTCTGGATGCCGACACCGATGCAGTAGCTTATCCCGTGGCCAACCT